CTTATATCCTTTGTAAGGTTTTTCTAAGGTTGTCACATGAGAGGCATTAACTTCTCCTCCTACATAATTGTAGTACTTATTATTTTTAAAAGTTAATGGTCCCCAGTTACAAACCTCAATACCTATACTTATAGGATCTAAAGATATATAAGGAACTTTACTAGCTTTAAAAATACTTTCTTTTAAACCTAAATGATATGCCCAGTCTTTAGAACTAAAACATTGTACAATTGTACCGTTTGCTCCAATTATAAATGCTGTTGCAACTCTCTCAGGTTTAGTATCAAAATACTTAGCTACAGATACTGCATCTGGACCTCCAGCTGTATGGTGTAAATAGATCTGTTTCTTTTCATGTTTAACTTCCATGAACTGACCAGGTCTTAATCTATGTTGAACTATTTTACTTATATCTAATTTCATAATACATCATCTTTTGTATCCTTGTATGCACTAGTAACGGTTTTAATAGTTTTTTTAATTCTATTAAAAGAGTTTGATACACTTTTTAAAATGTTATTCTTTGATATGTCAAACCAATTTTCATTTATTGAAGATACTTCCATAAGACAAAGTATTGCCAATAAAATGTTAGTACATATTGCGGGTGTTATAATTAAAGCTTGTAAATTAAAAACCTTTAACATTGCTGATATAAATGGTGTTAATGCATAATAATCAATTGGAAATATAACTGCTGCCATTACTAAATAACCAGCAGTCTTATGTAAATAACCTAGTCTTAATATTCTAGATTTAAATACATCTTTATATTTTCTATTTGTTTCTTGAGCAATTTTATTAAGTGATATTAATTTAACAACAGTATCTACAAAAATTGTAAACATTAAAATTAACACAAGCATTTGTATAGGAGCAAAAAAAGAGAACATAGCACTAAAAAAGAAAATTAAATTTGTTTTCATATCACTGGAATTTGTGCTTTTATTATTCTATACACTATATATAGGATTACTAAAATTAACCATATACCACCAAACCAAGCTAAGAAATTTATCCACCCAGGAATATACTTAATCTTTTCTGGTTTAAGTGTTTTGGTTATAGTATTAGTATGATATATATCATTACCCTTAATTGTTTTATAGATTGTTTCAACTTTGGCTTTTGTGTAATACACATTGTTTTGAAGTTTAGTTTGTAAACTTACTAACTTACCATCCTTATCTCTAAGATCACCATTTAGTTTAGATATAACATTACCAAGAGAGTCACAATAAAGTGTGTCTAATAGTGTTATTGTTTCTCCAGGGATAGTTATTGTGGTGTCTTTAACTTGTATTACTGTTATGGTACTATCTTTTTGTACACACAAAGGACAATATTTAGCAAGTCTTTTTTCAAGAGAACATGATGATAATAATAAAAGTAGTATGACTAAATATTTCATATACCAATTTTAATATGTTTTAAATAATGTAAATAGTTCAGAATAAATAGAATTTCCTGCATTATTAGTATTCCATTGAGCTGTAATAACAAGTGTACTATCTATAGTAGTATCAAAAGTTGTGTTATTTATTATACTAAAATTTACTCCTTCAAAATTAAGTCCTGAATTTTTAGTATATGCAAACAAGCCTCCTGATGCTATAGAAGCTACAGTTGCTGCTCCTAATTGCCTTACAGTAAAATCAACATTTAATTTCCAATGCTTATTTGTAGTAGCACTCATTGCCATTGCTCCTGTGTCTGCTAGTAATATACCTGATGCAGTTTTAACTCTAATTTGTAAAGTAGCTGTACCTACACATGATAAGTGACCTATTAATGAACCACTAAAGCTATCTCCTACTTGAAATCCATTTGCAGGAATTGTAAGAGTTCCTAGACCACCATCTAATAAACTACCCTCAACGGCAGTAGCTGTTACAGGTGTACTAGAACTAGTTTGAGTATATAGTCTATTTATAAACCCTGAAGGATTTAAAGAATACTTATCTATATTTATATTAGTACTCATTACTTATAATATATAAGTAATTAAGAAGTCAGTTCCTGTTGCATCATAAGGTAAACCTAATATAGTATTGTTTACTCCAGGATCAAAATTAACTGTTACTCCTGCTGGTAATGATTGTCCATCTACAGTTCCTGCTGCAGTTCCTACATTTGCTATAGAAAATCCATATGAACCATCAGGTACTAAACCTGGTACATTTGAAACAGATACAATTCTAGAAGTTCTTTGTGCTGGTGGACAACAAACTCCATGGTTTAAAGTATCAATGATACCTTGTAAGCCATTTAACATTTGTAACTGCCATGGAAAATTATTTCCTTTATTCCCGTATGATTTTGTATTCCCTATAGACATAGTTTCTTATTTATTATTGTGGATTAACAATTAAAAAATAAATATTTAATGGTTGATCTAATGGTGCACTTGAATCTGGATTGTTAATAATAATTCTAGCTTGTCCACCTATTGGATTTATTTGTGAAGAAACAACTGGTGTTCCAGTACCAAATGAAGGATAACCAACACTTAAAAGTAATATTGAATTAGCTTTTAAATTTGTATTAAATAATTTAAATACATCTGGTGTACCAGGCATAGTAGCTGCAGTTTGTGTAACAATAGTTCCTGCGTAAGTATTTAAAGTTACATCTGTTGTAATAGAAGTCAATTGAGTTACAGTACCTGTATTATACAAAGATTGTAAAGGAGCTGCATTTACTGCAAGTGATAAATATGCATCATCTCTATTAGGATCTTTTGCACCTATTGCAAGTAAATTAGTTGTTTCTGCAGGAAGTATCTCCCTGTAATTTCCGGCTTTAATCCAAGAAATAAAATTTAGAATATCCATTGTTTATTATTTTAATTAATATTTTTTAAATTATTATGCAGGTACAACAGTAAGAGCTCCAAGATCATCAACTTGTACTAACCATCTTGCTCCACTAGGAGAATGCATATAAATACCTGCAGCAGGTTGTTCAAGTTCAATACCTTTACTAGTTACAACAAGATTTGCGTCAGTAGCATTAATTGGTACAGTATTACCTACAACAACTTGGTTATTTGGGAATAACATTAACTTTTCATTAGTACCAGCACCACATGAAAATTTCATTACAACACTTGCAGAAGTATTAAAGAATATTGAATTATCAAATATAGGATTACCTGGAACTGGTGGATTTACTCCATATCCAAAAGTTGTTATAGGAGTTGCCAAAGTATTACTTACTGAACCACCAGCAACAAGTGTTTGAGCTCTATAGCCTGCACTAGGTTGTGTTGGAATACTTTGTACAATTCTTAATGCCTGACCAAAAGTATTAACAGTATTAATACCAATTCTACCACCATTGTTTGTTAATCCAGATGATGCTTGCCATTGAGTACCAAGCCAAAATAAAGTCTGATATGGTGAAATTCCAATAGGAAGACCACCAGCACCACCTGATCCAGCTGGACCTTGTGGCCCTTGTACTCCTTGAGGTCCTTGTGGACCAGGAGAACCTTGAGATGCAAGTAATGCCCAATTTAATGGGTCAATATCTGGAGTAGTTGCAGATGGTCCTACATTAGCAATACAAAACCATGATGCTCCACCATAACCTACTGCATCATCAATAACATATGTTCCTAATGCAGACCAAGCTCCTTGCCAATTAAGACCAGCAGGACCTACAGGACCAGCTACTCCTTGGGGACCCATTGGTCCTTGAGCACCTTGTGGTATAACACCAGCAACTTGAGTAATAAAATTTTGTGCAGTTATAGCACCAGCAAGATATTCATCATCTCTTCTGCCATCTTTAAGACCAACAGGTATTAATGTTTGTGAAGCATTTACTGAAGTTACTACACGACCTCCTTTGATCCAGGAGATAAAATTTAAAATATCCATGATTATTTAGTTAAATTTATAATATACTATAATATACTAAAAATTATTTAGATAACAAAATTATTATTCTACAGATGTAAAAGTTTTTCCATCATATACATCTCCTATCTTAATATTTTGGTTTATATCTAGTTCTATATATAACAAATCTGTCATATGAGATATATCTGAATCAGCTACAATTACTCCTCCAACTATACCATTTTCTATTATTGCAAATTTTTTCATTAAAAATAAGTTATGATTAAACAAAAACCATTTCCTCCAGTTCCACCAGCTCCTGAGTTTGCACCGTTTGCAGATGCACCACCTCCACCTCCTCCTGCACCCTGTCCTCCATTACCACCTCTACCTCCAGCTGTTGTACCAGCAGCATCTCCAGAAGCTCCACCTCCTCCAGCAGTTGCAAAAAATAATCCTGAAGGATTATTAGTTATTAAACTTCCATTACTTCCAGAACTACCTACAGATCCTCCTCCAGTAACAATTGCTATGGTTTGACTATTAGACATACCAACTATAATAAGACCTCCTCCTTGATTAGTTGCATTTACTGTACTAATACCTCCTCCTATTGCACCTGCTGTTAATGGCCTAGATAAATAATTTTGTGTACCTCCTGAAAAATTTAAAGGTGGATTTGACCCTGTACCAAAAGTAGATGTATTATTAAATAATCCAAACATAATTGAGTTTCCTACTGTACTACCTGCTTGTGGAGCTGCTGTTCCTCCTAATCCACCAAAACCATTTGCAGTAGTAAGTTTTCCAGTAGCAATAGTGCCTGAACCACCAAATATAGAAACTGCTCCAGTACCCCCTGCAGTACCATTAGTATTATCAACAGTTATAGCAGGTGCAGCGGTTCCTCCTGCACCAATCCAAATATTTTCTGTTGCAGCTAAGTTAGATGCATTTATTTTAGCAATATTAAAAAAGCCTGATGAACCACCTCCACCACCATATCTTGCAGTTAAAGTAAGACCTCTTCTTCCTGATGCACCTCCGCCAGCTCCTCCTACTAAATAAATTTCTACATATTTTGCATTAACTGGTTTTGTCCATATACCACTACTTGTAAAAAGTTGAGTTTCAATAGGTGATGCTCCTGCTGTATAATTAGGAATGTTTAATGTTCCTCCTGTAGATAAAGTAGATACACCGGATGTGCCTGTATTTGTTAAAGTTAAAATAGGTTGATAAGTTAAAGCTGCTGTAGATGCAGTAAGATAAGGACCTAATGCAGAATTAGTAATATATCCTGCAGGATTAGTAGATAACGGATAATAGTTTAGATCAAAAATGGGTAAACCATTGTTCCATACTACAGAAGGATTGGGATAAGTACCAGATAAATCTCCACCCGCAGGTCCAGTAGGAGATCCTCCTCCACCTCCTGAAGTTTTAGGTTTCCCATCAGGTCCATATACTTCTATAAAGGATCCGTATACAGTACCATCTTTTTCAGTTACTTGCATAATTTATACCATATATATAATAAGATGTACCTGGAATATCAGAATATACAGTTAATGTATCTCCTGTATTTAATGCATAAGTTAGAGTATCATTAACTGTATCACCTGCTGCTAAAGTTATTTCATATAAAACTATTGTAGTAGCAGTTTTTGCATCATATCTTTCTAAAGTTAATACATATGCTAAAGGATTATTAAAACTTAAAGTAAGTATTTTTACAGTTACACTTTTTAAAATGCTAGATTCAGGACCTGTATAAAGTACTGTGCCACTTATATCATCTACTGTACCTTGATTAACAAATTCTACCATACTATAATATACAAAAAATTTACCATAAAAAAAAGCCCTGCTGTTACCTAGGGCTTCTCATTAACTTAAAAGGAAACTAACCAAAGAAACTTCTAAGTCAAATCCATAGTCCTATAAGGAAGGACATTATAATTATTATAAATATACAGTAATTTGCAATTGTATTTCCTAAACTATCAAATTCAAAGTTTTTACTCATCTTATTAAATACTGGTTTTGACATAGCATTAGCTATTAACCATAGTAATAATATAACTGCACAAAATGATATAATAGCAATTGTTTTCATAGTGTATCTATTCTTCTTTGTAAATATACTAAAGCTTTTTGTAAATCTTCTTTTTTGTTAAAACTTTTTTTACCAGCTCGTGCTAAGTACTTTAACACATTGCCTAAATAAAAATCTTTATCTAGCTTCCATGCTTCTAATACACTAAAGACTTCATAAGTTGAATCTTTTCCACCATAGTATTCTGGACGGTCAGTAAAAGGTGGAATATCTTTTCTAAAGTCATGTACTTCTTCAACAAAATCTTTATACTTTAGATCTTCTATAGTATAAGTAGGCTTATAAGGATTATAAGTTTTTATTCTCTCTTTAACATCCTCTGGAGATAGTTCTTTACCTTTCATGGTATTTGATGAAAAGTAATCATCATGTGAAATATTTACCATATGATTGCTATATCCATTTCATTCAACATCAACTTGACGCTTCCATCAATGTCAACTTTTTCTGCATGTTCTAATTGACTAACTGCAATATACACTACATCTCCTACTTTAACATCTTCTACTTTATCTCCTATAGCATAAATAGTAAGTCTATTCCATGCTTTCATTGCTTCATACATTAGTGCATCATCATCTTTAGTAGATAATTTAATTACTGATTCTTTCTTTACAGGTACTTCTATTAAGATTCTTCTTCCTCTTAATGTTTTAAATTGGCTCATACTTTTATTTTAGGGTTATTACTTTGTTTATAGACATTTGAGCATTAACTATTTCTCCTAGGGCATGCTCAAATAAAATGCTTCTAACTGGATTTCCTCCAGCTAAGATATATTCTTCTTTTAATATATTGGCTGCTTCTGCCATAAGTTTTTTAACTTTATAGTCTGATGTATCTTCTGATAAATCAAAATCTATTTCCATTAAAGTTTCTCCAAAAGATACTATCTTAGTTTCTTTAAAGGCTATTTGTTCTTCCATGATTATACATTTGGTTTATGCAAATATATAATTATTTTCCTTGACCTCTATATATTTTTTTATATTTTTTTGAAGACTTTAATTGAGAGCTTCCACTCTTAGCATGTATCCCTGGTCTAGATATTTTTTTTGTTACCTTAGTAGTTAAACTACTGTCTTTAATTTTTGCCATGATTATTATTTATTAACAGTTCCATTTTCTTAATGCAAGAGTCTTTCTCGAAGGCTCTCCGTTTGGTTTTTTAGCAGGACCTGGCATACCAGACATTCTTGCACAAAAACTCTTTCTTCTTTTAGCATCTTTACTTCCTGCTTTTAACTTAGAAGGTTTAGTAGTTACTGCTGTCTGAAGTTTACTACCAGGATTAGCAGCTCTATAAGATGCTACTCCTTTAGCATTCAATCCTCCTTTAGGATCTTTACCTTCTTTTCTGGTCCAAGCTGCTGTCTTTGCCATGATTATATTTTTTTAACTTTTCTACCCATACCTACTCTAGACTTTTCTGCTTTCTTAGCAGTTAGTTTAGAAGGTGTTATTTCACTTTTTGTTTTAGGTGTTGCTTTAGATATTCTTTTGGTAGGTCTACAGTATTCATTCTTTCCTCCTGCACCACAAGCTTTTCCTGATTTAGTATCTTGCCATTTTTCTGCTTGCCATCTTTTAAGATCTGATCCAGCTTTAGTTTTTCTAACAGCACCAGAACCTTTCCTACATTTTGCAATAGCTTGAGAAGCCCTTGCCGAAGGGAACACAGCATACTGTGCTTTTACTTTAGAATAACATGCATCTTTTGGCATTACTATATTATTTTATATTATAATATACTAAATATTATTTACTTATACAAATCTAAGGAT